CGTCTTTAACTTTCATAATGCCTGAAACAGTTTGCCATAAAGCATTAACGCCTTGCATATTTGCCTGAAGGTATTCAATAATTTTACCTTGTTTAATTCTACTAACTTTACTTCCACTTAACCATTGTACAAAGTCTTTTCCTAAATTGGTTAAGCAATTGTCATCAACACATCTATTTGTATATGTGTATAATATATTAGGAAAGTCACTAACTTTCATGTTACGTAATGTTTCTTGGTTTAATAGAGCATCAATAGCCGCTCCGTTCTTATTAACAATCGCATTTAAATTTTTAATACCAGCACTATCTATCTGTGGAGGGTCTTGTGTAGTTACTGGTGGTAGCACTAACACTTCATTACCTTCAAAAATATCTGCATTTTGTAATGGCCCTTCAGTACCAGCATCGTCTACAACTCTATGAATAACTATTCCTGTTTTACTTCTTCCTACTCGTTTACCTAAGTCGCTGTCTGCTTGTACTTTATACTGTACAGTATTTGGTTTAAAAATATATGCACCGTCAACTAGCTTTGGCTTATTAAAATATAGTAAGTCTCCTTTAAAGTATCCTCTGTGTTTTTTAGGTACAGCTTTTTCATACTCGTCGTATACATCTTTCATGTTACCTGCAAATGCTTTATAACTAGCTGATTTATCACCACCTTTGCCTCTGCTTAATAACATATTCTCTAAGTCATCTCCACTTTGTGATTTACCATCATATCCCTTTGCGACAAAGCCTGACTTATCTGTAAAGACAAACTTCCCTTTAGGATTACGACCAAATACTACTGCTGGGGAACCATCCCATTTAATTGTAACATTTTTCTCGCCACCTTTAGCCATATTAGATAAAGCTGTTAAGGCACGTTTGGCTCCAGCACTACCTTCCCAGAAGATAACATCTTCTGCGTGTTGGATACGTGCTTCCATTTCTTTTACAATATGTTTGAATTCAAAAAATCTCATTACGGTAGCTCTAGCCCATCCTTCTCGAACCACTCTTTAGCATCTGCTACTAGTGCCTCGTAATTAGGATCGGCTTTAATTTTATTATTAATTGATTCTACACTTTGTAAATCTTTTGCTGATGCACTTGGACCCATTAAAGTTTTAGCAATAAATTCTGGATTCTTAGCTTTCTTTGTAGGTTCATTAGTTATTCTATCAACTAATCCATTTGAAGGGCTCCACTTAAAGCCTTGTGCTTTAGCAAGTGAGGCAATCATAATCATACGGTGTTGTCCTTTGAAATTACTTTTTGCATCCATACCACCTAAAGCAAATTTCATAAACTTTTGGTCACCAAACATTAAGTCAGTTTGGACAAAGCCTTTTTTAGGATCACCATTGATTGGAGTTTTAAAGTGTACTGAAATTCCTGACTTACGTATCCAATTTTTAGGATCCTCGTCAGGGTAATTTTTAATTACCCAAGCTCGTAGTATACTTACTAAATTATCTTTGTCAACCTTTTCTTTATCAATAGCAACATCTAAGTCACCACTAGTGTCTTTAACACCAGTACTGCCTAGCATATGACCTTTGTGATCTAATTTTGTAATTTTTTCAAGCCATGAAAGCGTTGGCTTAACATCAGCTTTATTAATACGGATAGTTGCTGGTTCGCCTTCGGCATTTTTAAAAATATTGCCACCTTCATTAAGTACTCTATGTACTGGATGGATCATCGGCTTGCCTTTTTTGTTCAACAATGCGATCAATTCCTCGTTTAAATTTACGTGGATCACCACTTCGTATGCTATTAATAAATCGTCTTTCTAGCTCTGAAGCTGTATCTGTGGGATAACTTTCAGTGATTCTGTTTAATAGATTAACTGAGCTTTCTATTAAATTATGCCCTGTAGATTGAATTAAAGCATCATTATCAGCTGTTCTGTGGATGCTGTTAAGTTCTTCTAGTATAGATCGTGTGCGTTTTCTCATTGTTCCGTTTCCTATACTGTATTTAGTGAGTTTTATGTAAATAGATGTGCTACTTGATTGATTGACTTTTCCTAAATTAGATTGTATAATAGAATAATGCGGGTGTCGTATAGTGGTAATACCTTAGCCTTCCAAGCTAATGCTGTCAGTTCGATTCTGACCATCCGCTCCATTCTTAGCTAAATACTTACATTACACAACATAGATAGAAACCTAGTAAAAAGTTCTCCTAGGAACTAATAATATGAGCAGTACATTTCATTTAGCCATCGAAGTTGGCGATATTGAAGTTGCGAGAAGGTTTTACGTTGATATTTTAGGTTGCGAAGAAGCTGATCACGAGTTACCAGATTGGTGTGACATTAATCTATGGGGTAATGAATTAACCCTTCACTCAAGCAATCCAGAGAAAGAGTCAATGCCAGGCTGTCACGATGTAGACGCTATGGGAACTATTCCAGTTCCGCATTTTGGTGTACATTTAGATAGAATTACATATAACGATATTAAGCGTCGGATAGAAGATTCTAATATCGACTATGTTTGTAAGCCATTTATACGTTTTAAAGATAAACAACTCGAACAAGAAACATTCTTTATTAAAGATCCACACGGCAATCATTTAGAAATTAAAAGTTATACAGATTCTGATGTTGATTATCCTGGTTTATCAATTGATCCTGTAGGACGTCCAGACTGGGGTTGTCCATAAAACGCACTAATTAAATAAATACTACTATAACGGAGTAGTAATGTTTAGTGCAAAACTTAAAACAAAAATTAAAGACTTACCTTTTCACGATCAGGCTTTACTCTTTGCAGAGTTAAGTAGGGTTGCTTATTTTACTGAATATCACGCAACACGATTAGCAAAGAAGCTAGGCTTCACTACAGTAGAATATTATAACATCAACGGTGCAGAAGCATATCGCTTTATGAATAAGCACGATATGGTTTTTGCTTGTCGTGGGACTCAACCTAAACAATTTAATGATATTAAAGCAGATGCTAGGTCATGGCCGATTGTATCCGAAACTGTAGGACGAGTACATAGTGGCTTCAAGGGTGAAGTTGATAAGCTATGGGGCAAGATTAGAGAAGATATTATTAGAGAGCAAAAGGAACGTCATCTTTATTTTATTGGACATTCGTTAGGAGCGGCAATGTCAACGATACTTTCAAGTCGTTGTAGAGGCGATCGTCTAATTAAACATCCAGCGGCCTTGCATACATTTGGATCACCAAGAGTAGGTTGGAAAAACTATATTAATAACTTTCCAATGGTACATTATCGTTGGGTTAATAATTCAGATATAGTAACTAGAGTACCTTTTTATTTTATGGGTTATAGGCATCACGGAGTGTGTATGTATTTTAATCACTGGGGTAACATAAGAAACATTACAGGATGGCAACGCACTAAAGACGTATGGCGTGGAATCTTTAAGGGCATACAAAACTTAAAGTTTGATTCTGTTTCTGATCATAATCCTAAAGAATATATTAAGCATATAAAGAGATTAAGAGACGGTAAAGAAACACCTCAGCCGTCCTTTGTTGATAAGTATGCGAGTATGTATGAACGTTAATGTAAGTTGTTTGGAATTATTACATAGTGTATCGTTAATACTATGCCAACCGATACAATTAAGCCAAGCATCATTTTTAGAAAGTCTCGTCCGATAATCGGAAACACATACTTAAACTTATAGTTTTCCATAAGTGTTGAGATAGCAAGTTCACGTCCACATAACAATCCAACAAAGACCCAAGTAGTACTCATTGGTATATCATTATACTCTCTAAAGAACATTAATATAAATGCATAGACTAGATTAATTAATGTTGCTGAACGTACATATCTAGTACCTGTCTTTTCTAAAACAATATGTTGAATCTTTCCTCCACGCTCATAAAATGTATATCCTAAGAATACTATAAACACAACAGATATAAAAAGCATCCATTCAACGGATAATGCTCTAGGAAGGAATACAGCAATATTGGCCATGTCGTGTGATAACCAAGTGTACCATAAGAATGCTGTAGTGGCCCAACTACCAACACGCCAATAAATTTTATGTGTTTCAGGAACCTTATCTGCTTTCTCATCTATGACACGTTCAACTACCAACCATATGGAGTAAGCAACGATAGCCGCCAACGCATAGCCTATAATAGATTTGACTAACATCTTTTCTAATACAAATGTACTAGCAAATGCAGACAGGACTAAGAAACTTGTTGAAACTGGTACGCCAACTCGTGTTAATAATAAAAGTACAAGTGGAGCAGTAGCATGATACCATCGGACTTCTTGGAATGGTATTTGATTTAAGCGTCCAAAGGATATATCTCCTCCATTAACATACCAGCCATACCATAATGTAAACAGTAAGACTGCCGTTGCTGATAACCAAAGTGTTCGCCAATGAAACCCTGGCTCAGTATTATCTGGATGGTCTGAGTTACAAGCTATCCACGGTCCAAGGGTTTGTACACTATCATTAGCTACAACAGAGTAAGCCGCAAGGATAAATCCCACGCACATATAGAGTAAAGTAAGATCCATAAGTTCTCCTGAATTTTATCTAATTATTACATACTTCTTCAGTAATGTCAAGTTTTTTCTCATTCAATATAAATAGGTGTGCGGAACCCTTTCCACATAAAAAGTAGGTGACACTGGAAGAGACTAGGGTATTGCTATTCCTTAAGCATATTAACATTTAACAATGAAAGGCTTGAGGCATTGGCGATGTCCAAAGTATTACGAAAGATTTTCCAATTTTGGAAAAAAGAAATAGTCTCG